TTCTGATAGTTTTTGTTCAAATTGTTTTTGGTCCATACTGATATTTAAAATATGGGTCGCAAATGTCAGGTTAATGTGAAAACCATGTATATAGACACAAAAAGGCCTATAAAAGACCTTTTTATATTTCTTACCAAAAGATACTGTTATTTGCCAGCAAATACAGTCAAGATAGTGCCTATTAACGCCAAGATAGCAACAATTATTGTGCCAGATGTCGTAATGATGGTTGTTTTCAAACTCTTCTGTCCATCTATAACATCTTTACGCACTTCTTTGATATCTTGTTCTAGTTTTTCTAATCTTTGATCCAATTGGTGATACCTCACAGCACACAGATCAACGTGTGCTTCCAAACTTTCCTTTTCATGTTCAGTAGGTTTGAATTCCACGATTAATCTGCCTCAGCTGTTAGACTTGATGTTGTGGTTATGCTGGCAGCAACACTACCTACAGTGGTCATTAGGCGAACTACTTTCCACGCTGTGCCATCATAGACTGATAGGCATGGTTGTCCCGCATCACCATCTACCAAAAAGATTATGTCGCCCATGGTAGCATCTGTTAACAATGCCATGTCTGCAACAAAACGCTGTGTCATTCTAATAACATCACGTATGTTAACAATTTTACTGCTAGGTTGAAAAGTTAAACTGCCAGTAACATTCCAATTGGTTGGAATTTGACTGTTTTCAATTTGTCCACCTGCGGTTAATAATGGTATACCCAGTGATTGATTAGCACTGGCCACCAATGCGTTAAATGCATTGACCAAAGCCAGCAGATCAATTCTAGCAGCATTTGGATCATCATCTGCTGAATCTAAGTTTGCTGTTGGTATTACTGCTCCAATTGGAAATGTCATATTTGTTCCTCACTATATTTATTTTTTGTTATAGCACGTATACATTACCGCCTAACATCACTTGACTGGCTAATGCTTTGAATTCAATATCAACTATGCCATCACGTGGATCATTATCTATACCAAACAAACCTATGGTTGGTGTAGCACCTTTGCTTCTAATCACTGGTATCAATACTTCACTGGTTGGTGTGTCACTGACATAGAGGTTAACTGGATAGGCTGTAGCAGCTCTAACTGATACTTTAACATCTAGGATACCTGATATATTTCTACCTACAGTCAATTGTCTATTGCCTATACTGCCAGGCAATGTTGATGTATCTACATTAGTCAATTGTATGTTTACAGTTGAACTATTGGCTTCAATGGTCATACGTCTTAATTGTCTACCATTTAATCTAGCAGTAACATAAACAAATTGACCTGAGAATGCAGGTATATTGGTATTGCCTTCTTCAATTAGATATTCACGTTCTTCACCAGCAAATAATCCAATGTCACTGGTATGCACAATGTAACTGATAGTGCCATCAAATTCACTGGTAATGTTCAGTGTAAAATCTTTGACTGAACCTAGATCTAATAGATCACTGGTCCACTTAATTGGCAGTGTGGGATTTTGACCCCAATATCTGGTTTCACCCCAAGTGGTCTGCAGACCCCAACGTCCTTCAGTATAGGGTTTAACATAGCCATCACTGCGTTCTACATAACCTCTTTTTTGGCTGCTAAAACCAACCAAGGTTTCCATGTAAATTTCTACTGTGAATGCGCCTGTGCAGGTTACTGTTGCCATATGTTATCCTTAGTAAATCGTTGTTCCATCTTGTGGTGGATTCAAGAATCTTGTGTAATTACCTGCATTATCCTGTGCTGGTAATTGCGGATCACCTGTATTCAATCTATTGAATGGTGCTGGACTGATAGCATCAGTTAATCTACGACCATAGCCACCAATAAATGGTGTGTTGAATGTGGCATTGAGATCTGTGATCACATTGTCATTGGCCACACCACCTACAGTAAATCCTTCTTTTTCACGTGTCCATGCACTGCCAAAATCCTGTGTGGCAAAATCACGCAATAACAGTCCTCTGGTTTCTTCTGTATTGTCTGCTTTAAGCAACACTACCAAAAACTGATTGTATACTGTTGAATTCTGTGGATTATCACCAGCACCTTGATATGGACGCACATTTAATAATCTACTTGGATGTTGACTATTAGGCCAGAAACTACTATAGCTAGGTGATACTAATGAATCCCAAGTAGAACCTATGTAACCTGGCACTTGATAATAAGGTGAAAAGTAGCTGTAGAATACAGGTCCTCTAACATTGGCTTCATACCAACCATTGACCAATGACAATGAGGATTTTAATATTACTACTCTTTCCCAAGGTCCAATACCCCAATATTTAGAGTATCCAGTGGTATTAGGATCTTGTTGCATACCAAAGGTATCATAATATCTACGATATAAAACAATGCCAGGACTGGTTGATGGAACTTGGAAATAAAGTTTATACCATTTGTTTAGAAAATAATTTGCTGTAGAAATACTGATACCAACACGTTGAAAATCACCTATGTCTGGATTGGCCACAACCTTGTTCCATCTCTGCACATTGGCAGTTGGCAGTGCAGGAAATGCCACACGCAATGCTGCCAATGCTGATACAGTATCTCTAGTAGCAAAATTAAACTTGGCTGCTAGACTATCACGTTGTGCGTCATTGTAGTCAATCTTTGCTCTGGCAGTTAAACTGTTAGTAGCATCTTTGATTACACCCGCATCATTGACCTGTGCAGTAATAACCCATTCATAGGTTCTACCATGTGAATAATTAGTTTCTAATGTATAGAATAATACATCGCCTTGTGCTACTGCACTGGTTTGAATCTCAATAAATGTAGGATTGGTTCCTGCAATTACTTCACGATACCTAATCTTAAATCCACGGAATGCACTGGATATTACAGGATTGAACTTGAATGTAATTTTGTTTAGATTTGGGTCACTGCTGATATTGTTAACACTGGCTACAATATCCATACCTGGAGTTGCACCAGCTGGTCTTTGGTCTACAGTCTTTAATGCTTGATTGAATGCACTGGTAATAGTTTCATTGCCACTGAATGTTGTGCCCCAAATGATATAATCATAGCCTGCGGAATATTCAACTTTGCCTCTGCCTACCTGCAATTGACGTGTGGGCACACCCTTATCACGATAGGTTAAACGTGCAAAGAATTCATAGGTCTGTAGTATGTCTGTAGCTGAACCTTGTATGATTGCAGTTGGATATGCACGACCACCAAAGTCAGCGGGTATTTCAAATGTAACCACTAGACCTGGAGTATAACTAGCAGGGAATGTAAAGGTATAGTAATTCCAGAATACAGCTTCACCAGGCTCACGCCAATAAATGGTTATGCCACTGACCAATGGATTAATACCTTTGGTCAATAGATCAGTGATCTGTTGAACTGTTACTATAATACGTCTTGGATTAACAGGAAAACCACTTGATAATTTAGGACGCAGTTCTAATCTATCAATGTCTGCGTTGTATTGTGGTGTTGTTGATAGCTGTCCACCTGGCAATGTCCAACCTTCACCAATAGTCTGCACACCACTGGTTACCAATCCATTAAAGTTTGGATTCTGTTCTAGATAATCTGCACGTGATGCAAGAAAACCATTGGTAACCTGTGTGCTGCCTCTGCCATCTGAAGCATAAGCACGAATATAAAATTCAAATATACCACGTGGCAATGGACCAATACCAGCCCAAATAGTTTTACCAGGACCAGGCAATGCTGTTAAACTAACTTCAATCCATGGACTGTAGATGTTGGCACGCCACCACATGGTTGCTGATTTATAAGTGCCGTCACTGGGTTGTTTTAACTGTAGATTAAAACCAAATGTGCCATTCTTATAATCTAATATCTGACTGCCTGTGATTTCCAATGCCGCAGCAAATGCCACAGGAATAGGAGTTGGGGGTGGAATAACAGTAACTGGAGGCACAGGAATTGGCGTAGTCCCCCCAATTGGTCCTGCTGTTCCTCCTGTTGGTGAACCCCCACCTACACCACCGCCCCCAACGCCATTGGGGTTTGTCGCTCCCGGGTTATAAATTACGGGTGTAAAGTTAGTTGGATATACTGCATAAGTTGGCGGCACTAGTCCAATTAAAAATTGATTATTGCTTTCTGGGTAGTAGATTGTAGAACCTTTGGGCACATACACAGGCAACACAATATCCTGTTCACCTGCACGAACATATGGATAGATATCATCTGGATTGCGCACACAGCCAATGTCCACTGTCATGTTGTCATTGATCTTAATGCTGACAATGCGCCATGGATCTGTGCCAAAGTTTAGAATAGTTGAATTGATCCTGATGTTATCACCAGGTTCTAGTTCTAGGCCTTGACTGCTGACTGTCAACGAACAGGTTTCTTGTCTACGTGATTTATTGAACAACAAACGTGCCATGTCTTTGGCCATAGCATAATTGGTTAATGTTGGAAATGTAGCTTCTAGTTTGTTTTCTCTACCACCATCTAATGTGATAAAACTTTGACGTTCTGATTCTGCTTCTGGATAGATCACATTCTGCACTGAGAACTTTTGATCTGGATCCACATAACTGACACTGACTACATTATATTTGGCAGACTTTTCTATACCAGTGTAGTTGATAGCACCAACAATATTGTCTTTGGTATAGGTTGCTACAATGGTTGCTGCACCACTGAGAATATCTGTTTCATTACCAGCATCTTCAATACGCAGTCTATACTTGCCCTGCACATATGGCATGTATGCACGGAAACCCATTAACAATGTTTTGACGTTGGCAAATATGCTTTGTGCTGTGTCCACTACATAGTTACAGGTTAATATAGGACCTGTAGCACCACCACCTGTGGTATAGGTCACTGTTTGATTGCATTTTCTAGCTGCTTTCTTCCAGCTGTCCCAATCAATATCATCGTTGGTTAGGCCTTTACCATAACGTGGATTACGTAGATAGTCTAATAATATTTCTGCTGGGTTTGTAGAATATCTAACACCTGCTGTAGCATATGTGCTGTTTTCTGCATCAACTAACAAGCTGGCCACACGACGTCCCAACAAACAGACCTGCACTTCTGGAATATTACCACCAAATGGATTTGAATCTGCTTCTTCTTGTGTTTTAATTTCTTTCCATTCATATCTGGCAAACAATACAGCCAATCCGTTGTAGGCCATGTTGCTTTGAAAGCTAGGTGCATCTTTGAAAATGCCACCGTCAATTATACCACCAACAGGTGATCCGTTGGCGTTGGGAAAATACTGTCCTGGAAACCACTGTAACTGCACACGATCTTTGTATCTGTCAGTGGTAATATTGGTCAGTTGTCCAGCATTTAAGCTGGCCACTATGTTACTAGGCAATTGATAATCATCAATATAAACTTCACGTAGACCTTCAACAATTCCTTCTGAAAACACATAGGCCACATACAGATATCTGTTATTAGTTGATCCAGTTTCAGCAAATGTAACTATACCACCTACTTTACGATAACCATATA